TAGCACCGGACTCTTTTGCAATCTGCTTGGCAAGTTCCATAGCACCGTCCAGATTCCACTCTGCCCAACCCGCCCACAAGTGCATTCCAGTCCGCTCTGGTTGCATGACAGCAAACGCCACAGGCTTGTTCTCTTCAACCGCCAGCCACAATGCTGCACGGCGTTCTTTGCACTCTGTGTAAACATCTTCAGGCAACCACGGCTCAGGAGACACTTGCGCGATCTCTACGAGCTTAGGACGCACCCACTCCCACACAGAAGCAAGCTGCTCAGGTTGAACGTATGTTTTAGCCCAGGACTGCATATCTGTAGTTCGCAACGTGATTGCCATGCCCGCTTCGCAACGAGACTGTGAATGACCCATTCGCAACAGCGCTGACGTATATATGATTTGAAAGCTGAGTTGCCGCTGAATTGAACGGCATCAGCACGATCAAACTACCTTCACCAACACGCGCATCGGTAACAGTAACAGGGGCAAGAGACGTATCTATTGTGACATCCGCAACAGAGTTGATCTTGCCATCAAGAATACGGTTAACAATCTCGGCTATGTCGCGAGGCGTTCCACCCTGCTGAGGCAGTCTGCGAAACATTATCGCCCACCCGTTGCGCCAACATCGATCTCAACACCGACCGCTTTCGTCCAGTTGCCTGTCGGAACCAGTGAGATACGATGGAACCGGCCATTAGACCTAAGAGGCACGCGATTCTCTGTAGACGCTGCAATAGGTGTAGAAAAGTTCAGATTGCCATCAAGCCTCTGTCTGGAAGCGACAGACACCGTTGCAGACCCGTTATCGACAAGAGGTCTTGCAAGTTTCAACAGAGTATTAGCGCCTTCTGTCTCAATGTCGCCAGTCGTTAACACAGCGTCAGAACTAAGACCGGAGAAGGTCACAACTCTCGCACCTCTGACGCCACCGAGAACGATCTGGCCACCAGCCCACAAACGCGAGTCAAGAGAGGCAGGAAGGGCGTCTAGTGAAGCTGAATAGTTATCGAGGTTCTCTACCGTAGTCGGCTGTGTTGCGAGAGTCGAGACGTAATCAACATCAGTCTCGGCATACGACCACTTATCAACCGCCCAGTTGTAAAACAGCATGTACGTGTTGGCAAACGTATTCGTGAACGACCAAATAACAATCTTGTTAATTGGGTCAATTGCTGACGAGATGTTTTGCAATAGAGACGGATTGATGTTGTCATCGAACCATCTATCTACACGCTCATTTCCAATCGGTTTAACTGTCTGCCCATCACACACATAGAACCCGTCATCAGACAGGAAGTACGTAAAGCCACCAGACTGAACAACAGAACCAGACGATAGGCAACCAAGCTGGCGGGTGATGTTGTCGAACTGGAAGTACAAAGGCGCACCAATGTACGTCATCCGATAAATCGACTTCTCCAGCAACACAATGCCGAACTCTCCACCAGTGATGCCTTTTATGTCTCCACCGTCAGGAATCACCTGTGAGTCACTCTGAGAACCTGTACCAGGCGTCCAGTTTGTCTCGTCGTTAATGTCAGACCAAAAGACTTTAGACGGTTCTGCTGTGGTGTTAGCCGCTACAACAAAGTCACGCACAACAGTCACATACTTGGCAGCAGGCGCAGCAGCAGCAAGGTCTGCAAAGTTGGTAGAAGTCCCTAGCGTATAGGCTTGGAGCTTTTCTTTACCGTTAGCGAAGATGATGACCCCACCAAATTGAGCATAGTCCCAGTAATCACTCAGCGTATACCCACCAGACTTCGATACGTCATCCAGTCCAGCATCGTTAACGTCGAACTTAAATAGCTTTGTCGTGCCAGCAGCAAACAGGTATTGAACACCAGCGAACTTCGGCGGTACAGACAACAGTAGATCCTCGCTTGCATCTGTAGACAGATCGGCTGCAAGAGGGAACGGCGCAAAGCCAATACCAGTCGGAATGACGTTCTTGGCCTCGACAAGATTCGCCCCCAAACCGGCTTGGTCTGGCGCCCACTGTTGAAACAAGACTTTCATCGCGCAGTCACCGACATCGTTAGCGGAGAAGCACTGAACTCACCCCGATCATCAGACTCACGCAGACCCAACAGACCGCGGTCATACATAGCCTGCCAAGTTGCCAGACGAGCATCATTCATAAGATACGGCTCGGCCTCTGCAAGACTCGCATAGAGAAGCAGATCAGGGCAGTTCGCCAACCAGACGTTAGACGTGTTGCTGTCGCTCAGAAACGCAGGCGCAGCGTAGTAGAGCAGCGGTACAGAGTACGTTGTGTCAGGTGTAGGCCCAAACTTTACCTGACTTGCAAGAATCGTGTAGTACGACGGTTTGCCAGCCTCATACGTCCTGCCGTTGCGAATAAGCGTCGACGGCGTGAGATAGGTCAGCGTCCAGGTAGGGTCGCCATCAACGTAGATGTTTTTAAGTTCAAGAAAGTCAGACGGCAGATTGACCGTATCAGTGCCGCCAGTCGTTGTCAGCGTGGCAGACGATAGCATTTGCCGGATACGTAGCTCACGGCGCAGTCGAATCTCAGCAAACTGGATGAAGTCAGGAATCTGACTTGTAAGGTCACTTCTTGCGAGATAGTTTGCGACGCTGGTCTTTAGGTCGCTGTATGTTGTTAGTGCCATGTTTTACGTCATCCCATCCAAACGTCCTGGCCCCGGTATGTCCTATGTGCATAGACAAATCGTGGTCAACGTGAACGGGAATGTCGCTTTCTAAGCACTTAACACAGAAAGTGACGTCTTCCCCTATAACCCCGCCATGATCTGTCCAGATTACATCATGCCAAGGCTGCGGAACTTTCTCAAAGACTTCTCGCCTGATTAGTGTAACACCGAACCCTACCGCTGTCACCTGTTCTATACCCGTTTTACCCCTAGATTCAACCTTATGCCAAACCTGAGAAACCTCTGCGCCTTTCTTAATTTCCAAGTTCAAAGCAGTCGGCAATACAGGCTCTCGACGGGTTGTTGCGTTGACTCCAAGAACCGGGACGTTTCTGGCAATCAGCACTTCTAGCGTGTTACTCGGGAACCGCATATCGCTGTCAATCCACAACACAGCATCGGCACCCATTTCTAACGCTTCATGCGCTAACTTCTCTCGCTGCGTAAATATCAGCGTACCAGGCATCTGTAGCAGTTCAATTTCGACTTTGCCTCGTTTGGCTTCGTATTGAACCAGTTTGGCAAGGTCAAAACAAAACCCAGCCATCACCTCATCACGACATGGTACGCAGATAGCTACTTTCAAATTTTCCCCGGGTGCGTTCTAAAGAAACGGTTATCAGGATGGTTCAGAAAGGCTTTGAATCGTGTCTGATCGATTACAGTAAAACCCTGCATGATCTTGTCACGGTTCAACTGATCGATAACAGTGAGAGGCAGGCGTGCAACGTGAGTAATGACCTCATCGAACTTACCGTCTGAGTCATTGTATTGCCGCTTGTTAGCATCGATGATTTTAGAAACATCCTGCCTTGTTTCCAGAATCACCCCGTCATCAGTCTCATGTGCGACTGTATAACGGCCATCTTCAACTGAGAATAGTTTCATATAAGCAGGGGAGAGGTTGCCCCCTCCCCTTCCTAGCTTACAGCGCCGGGTTTAGGTCAGCCACTAGACCGTGAGCTGCCTCATTGCGCATTTCGAGCGTGAACTCAGCCAGAAGCTGGGTTTTCTCGCTGTCGCCCGTCTTAGCCAGATCGTTAGTCTGGAACGGACGCAGGTACGCAACAGCCGCATACTCAGGATCGATCAGGAAGGCATCGCGGGTACGGATAAAGCGGTCAGGCGTTACCGACAGAGTACCGAAGTCCGACATGTAAACATCGGCAGCACCGATAATCGTCGTCGGCTGGTCACCAGGCGCCATATAACGCTGAGCAGCGATACCGGCAAAACTCGATACCTTCTGCTTCAGACCGCTGTTAACAACCAGCATCGTGGGGTTGCCACCAGAATCGAACACCTCAGCAACGACGGTCTTCAGCAGCGTCTCGGTAAATGTGCGGGTAGCACCATCCGAGCGGGTCGATACACCGATCGTCGTGGGATCGGTGCCAGACGTACCTGCATCAGTGTTAGTCTTGATCCAGGACAGCAGAGCACCCAGCTTACGAGCGGTCGACGAAGAACCAGCACTACGGCCCTGATTGGCGCCGAGAATGGTCTCCATGTCACGCTTAAGCTCGCTGGCAGCTTTAGAAAGATTATAAGCCTTCTCCGACTTGCGACCAGCCTTGTTAACCGCTTCCAGGGTGCCGGAGACTTGAATCGTCTTCTGCACGATCTGGCAGTAGTTGCCTAGACGGGTCGTCGGGCTGATGGTCGCAGAAACAGCGTCATCACCTTCAACAGCAGCGTTCGCACTGGTAGCAGCAGCAAGGCTATCACTCTGCCACTCGTGGAAAACAGCGGTCGCTTTGGTGCGAGCAAGGGTTGAGAGAATGGGGGTTTCGGTGGGACTGATGTCATAAATGACGTCGATCAGATCCTCACGCTGGCCAATGGCCGTATGGGCGGTAAAGGTGGGCATGATTTATCTCACAAAAAGCGTTCAAATAGGTTTGCAGCATCCCTGGCTTTGCCAGATTTGCGCAGGCGATTACGTTCAGCCTTATACGATTCGGTTTCTGGACTAGCGACTTTTGCAGCTCCGGACTTGAGAACCGGCGGAGGCTGATTGTTAGCCTTTGGTCGCTGGCTCATAAGTTTGTCGTACTGCGCAGCCTTCCATAATGCTAGAACCGCACGGCTGTCATACGCTGCTCCAAGTTCCTGATCCGTAAATCCCAGTTCTCTGCCGGCATTCAGAATATCTGCTTTAACAGTCTCAGACTTTTCTGGGTGAGCATAATCTGGCAATTTCTCACTAAGCTTTTTGGCTTCTTGAGCTAGATGAGCCTGCAGTGCTTGCTGCTGCTCCGCTTGTCGCATTTGTGCGAGGCGTTGCTGTTCAGCCTGTACTGCCGCCAACTGCTCTTTCCGCTGCATCTGCTCGGCCATCTTTACTGCATAGCCAATCGGATCGGTTTCTTTTAGAGCTTCAATGTTTTCCGGTTTGTTCTGCTCTGCTAGAACTTTATGAATCAGTTCCAGACGTTGAGCATACTGGTCACGGAGTTGTTTAGCTTGCTCGACAGCGGCTTTTTCAGCCTCAACAGCTTTACGCTGTTCTGCGAGCGCCTGGGTCTTTTGCGTGTAGTCAGTGCCTAATTGATACGACTTGATGAGTTCATCAATGGTAACTTCGCGTTCCTCACCTGCGGCTTTCACCCGGTAGCGCGGCGTTTCCTCGACTTGCTCAACCTCTTGCGATTCTTCTTGCGGCTCTTGAGTGGGCTGCTCGCCTTCATCGGCCATCATTCCTAAAATCGCATTGGCTGCACTGTTTACATCCAGCGGGCCACTTCCTGACGGATTGGTGTCCATATAACCCCTAAAGTATTTTCCAGCGTTTCGACTTAATCTCAGTCGTTGATGCTATTGCCTCAAAATGACTGACGATCGCGTCAATTGCACGAATCATTCTATAAAAATTCTCTCTTTTGTCAATATCTGACTCGTGAGTGTTTAGTAAAGCCTCAGTATATATAGACTTTAACTTGTTCAGTTCTCCGCGAAACTCATCGTCTCGCATCAAATTAGCAGCGCGTTCTGGCGTCATCCGGGTATCTCAACATTGGCAGAAATACCTGCGCCGATCTTGGCAGCCTTCAACTGAGCCTCTACCTGAAACTCTTGCTGTTTCAATTGGAGTTCAGCCGCAGCCTTTTCTCTGGCTAGCTGAATATCAGCCTGAGCCTTGAGTCTTTGAGTCTCAATCGCAGCCATTGCTTTCTGCTGCTCGATCTGAATCTGAGCCTGAGCCTGCGCCATCATCGCATCCAGCGCAGGGTTGCCCTGTTGCTGCTGCGGAGGTTGTGCAAGTTTTTGGTCGATTTCAGGCGTGATCTCTTTGAAGAACTCCGTCGAATCTTTGAACCCTGCCGCCTCGATAAACCTTCCAAGCGTCGCACGATACTGACCGACAGACACAAGCGGATTAGCAGGGCCATAACCCTGAAGGATCTGCTCTTGCTTAGCCAGAACCATCTGAAGCATGGCCATCTGTTCTTGTTTAGTTCCAGTGCCAAGACCGACAGAGATGGTTACGTCGTATTGATTCGACCACTCTCGCGGATCCATCGGTACGAATCTGCCGCGCATACGAATCAAACGAGGCTGGTCTTGATACTTGCAAAGAAGATGCAGAATGCCTTTGAACAGGCTTTTAACGCCCGTCTCAGCAAACAAACGAGCGATCAGCTCTAACTTGCCCTGCGCAGCGCCCATCGTAGCCGCTACAGCCGCCGCAGTGACGTTCTGTAAGACGTTAGGGTCTAACCCCTGCTGAGCGTCTGAAACGCCTGTACGCTTCTGCTGGACGTTATCAAAATAACCCAGCATCGGGAATGCACTGTCAGCGATATTCGGCACAACCATCGGCTGAATAGCGCCGGGTGATTTCATGCGTACAACACCACCAGGCGTGACGTTCAGAAGGTCATCCAGATTGACCTGACCCTCAATCGCACCAACCCGAGCATTGTTTGACAGATACAGGTTATCAAGAGCCTGCCTGACAAGAGTGGACTTAATCAGTTGCAAGTCCATCGTCCTGTCAGCCATCGACTGACCAAAAAATTTGTGCGGGATCGGGAACGGGCAGATTACATGGAAAGGTACATAATCCACCGGGATGTTGGCTTTTGTGCCATCAGCCCGAGTGAGAATCTGCTGGTTGCTGTAGTAAATCTGCCGAAGCTCTGCAAGACCATCATCGTCTGAGTCTACGTAGATATAGCACTCGTATACCTCAACCTCTTGCATGGACTCGTCAAGACTCTCCTGCTCGAACGGCTCTTCACCCGGCGAGTACCTAGCAATACGCTCTTCGGTAAAGTCCAGCGAGTTAAACTGAGGCAGGTTATAAACCTCGTCCTTGTCGAAACCCATCTGGACAAGTTCAGTTCTCGGAACAAGTCGACGATGCGCACAGAAAGGCATCTTCTCCTGGCCGAATACCGCTTTTTTGCTAACGATAAACTCTTCCGGCGGTACGCACTCAATCGCAACACGACCGGATTTGTCTTTCTTTCTGACAGTAACGGTCGAGGTCGTTGACATCATCGGCTGACCGTCAAGACCCATCATCACGTTGCCATCAGGCCCGAGCATTTCTTCCTGCTCGATACTCTGACCGACAATCTCTCGCGTACCATCCGATAGCAACAAAGCTAATTCAGCTTCGGTCAGGTTGCGATATTCCTCTTCGGTAACGTCAATCCGCTCGTCCCAGTACGCTTTAACCGTGCCTGTTTTAGCCGTGAGTGCGTCCCAGAACCACTGATGCAGAATCGCAAAACCGGGGTTGTCTTTGTAAAACACCCAGTTACAGTAGTCTGTGGCTTGTTTAGCGGTTTCTTCGTCACCAGGCCCGACAGGCTCGAACCGAACAATATCGTCGCTAGCAGTGAAAACCCGGATAAGCTGCGGCAAAGCACCGTCGACGGCCTCTGCAACCTCACCCGTTACGATCTGGCTGCGACCCTCTACTTCGTTTCCATAAGGGTTACGCAGGTAGTAATTCAGGGCTTCAGCACGCTGGGCGGTTGTTTCGCTGTCCAGCATGCCAATGGCATCATCAATCTCTGCGCTCAGGATTGATGCAAGGCGTCCTTCATCCATTTTTCTGCTCGCTTGGTGTAGGGGCGCTTCTCTTCCTTTTCGGTGAGTAGCTGCCGGAGTTCGTTGATTTGCTGGCGCAGTTCTGCAATATCACGATCATAATCACGCCGCAAAACGATATTGCCCTGTGGGACTAGCATTAGACCACCCAACGTGTGTTAACAGGCAAGGGTTTGCCCCAGTTGTCATTATTCATCATATCAAGCGATTGAGCAAGGTATCGGAAAGCATCAGCCGCGTGAGAGTGCTCATCGTGTAAAGGCGCACCAGCCTCCTGCGTAACCTGATTTATCTGCCGCCTATAGCGTTTCAGGTGATTAACCAGCTCTGTACACCTGTCAGCGTCGAAATAAGTGCGGGGAAATATCATCCTGGCTAACCTTATCCCCTCTTCTGGGTTGCCGCGGGCTAGTACTTGGACGTTTCTGCCAAGAGTCTGCAAGAGTTCTTGAGTGGATTTGCCAGACTTAAAGTCTCGGTGCGCACCGTCGTGCGGTATGTAATCGGTGCCCCAGTTCCATTTCCGCTCTTGAAGTTGCATGACATAGCTGTCAATCGTTCTGTGAGAGTCTTCTATGTAATCAACTACACGGACTTCTGATGCAACCCTCTGCACGCAGATAATCGACATTGAGTCATTCCAACCTAAGTCCCAGACCGTATGAACTTTAAGCTGCGGATCGTACGGCACTGCGCGAATCCGGCCCTCTCTCTGAGTAGCTTCGATCTCATTGGCGTAGATAGCACCCTCGACAGCAGGTCGGCACTTACCCTCCCAGGTCGTGAGATAGCCAACAGGATCGCGGTCTAACCACTGTCGACGCTCTTTATCGA